ATGTAGTCAGGTGTTGCTTTGAATGTTGCTGAATTTTCCTGTTCCATCTCGTCTGCCACTCTAGAAGCGAAGTTTGCCACCCTGTCTTCCTCACCTGATTTGGTTAATAGTCTAGACGCTATGTCTGATAAAATAGAACTCAACATTGTGTTCTTGTTTGTGAATTTTGTTACCTTCAACATCTTGTCTGCCGAATCATCTTTTCTTAATACTAGTTTGCTATCTGGGTCATTTAGAAAACTTTGTACTACTGCACCGTGATCCACTGGTGCTTGTACAGGTGCATCGATTGGTTCTGCATCTGGTTCTAATTCGTTTACTTGCTCTTCTTCTTTAGGTGCTTCCAGTTCACTCATTATTCTGTTTATGATTGGTAGTGCATCTTCAACTCTGCTGTCTAAGTTTGTCATTGTGAACTTCTCTCTCATTTTGTTTACAGTTTCGTCGTCCAGTATTTGCTCTTCTGATGTTTTGAAATCTTTACTTGCGTTTTCGTAGTGTGTCTGGTTAGAGAGATTTTTCATATAACCTCTTAGATTCTCTAGTTTTAATTTAGTCTGCTCAATGATGTCACCTGCGTTGTCATTCAACTGATCTTTGTTTGTAACATACCTTGAGAATGAGTTTAATTTTGCTATGTCTTCTGATGTTCTAACAATGTGTTCGCCAAACTCGTCATGTGGTCTTCCACCATTTGAAACGTGTCTCATCATTGCTCTTGCACCTGCTAGGTGTGTAAGTGGATACTTGAATCTTTCACCATCTTCGTTTTCGATGTATAGCGATTGTATCTGTCTTGATCTTGCACCCGGCACAGTCTCATCAACTTTGCCTTTGTGTCTTATTATTAATTTTGTTTTGTTTAGGTTCTCGTACGAACGTTTTGCAGTGCCTGTAAGGCCTTCAGTTACACCTGCTAATTTAGTGATTCTTGCTAGTTCTTCTGACATTTCATCAGTATTTACCGTTTTGTTCGTATCTGCAAGATTTTCATAATCCTGCTTCGTTAGGTTGTTTTTTGTAATATCTCTTACGTCGAACCTCAATTGGTGCTCTACAGCAAAGTCTTTTAATTCCTTAAGGAAAGCATACCATTCGTCTCTGCTGTCCTCATCAATTTTGCTTACCAGATCCCTGTTGTAGTACACTTTCATGTTCTCCCCGTCTGCTAGGCTTATGCTTACGGAACCAAAAGTGTCTGCATCTTCTTGGAACTCGAACTCAAAAAACACAGCACTACCTGGGTCGGCTGTAGCGGCACCATTCTCATCACCTAATCTTATGTTTGAGAACTGTGATCTTATCTTGTTGAATAGATCTTGTGAATTTTTTGGGTTCATATAGTGTATTTATTATCCTGTGAACGATCCAAATATGGGCATTGGTGTTATCTCACTTGTCCTATCTGTCCATTTTTCAAAGATTTTAGGGTCAAAATCTGCAAGTACTTTCATCATACGTGTCATTAGTAAACAAGAGCTAACTAGGTCGTCATGCTGTCCTGGTTTTGCTTTATATGAAAGGCCAGAAGCAACAAAGTCTTTCATCTCAGATATCAGTAGTTGTGAGTTTATCTTCATTTTATCGTTCTCGACAAGTTCTTTGAATTTTGTACAGGCATCTATTTTATGTTTTGCTGTCGTGTTGAAGCCTCTTCTAAACTTACGCCTATGGCCTTTTCTTATAGGTTCTGACAGAAACATTCCCATTATGTTTTCTTCACCTATGTCCATGACTCTCATCAAGGCCGCTTCACCAATTGAATTGTTTTCCATTGAGTAAAATATTTGTGGTGTGGCTGAGGCATCTTTTTCCATAATACTGTCGTGTATGTGTTTGGTGATACCTTGCAGTATTCTTACCTGCTGATTCATAGGAGTTTGATTGTGATGCCATTCTCCTATTTGTTCGAATGTCGGCAGTTCAAAAATTTGTATCGCCGCAAAGTCGCCGCCTGTACCCATACTCGGATCTAGAGATACCATGTATGTATGCCCTGGAGTTGGACGTTTGAACCAACGCACTTGTCCTGTAGTTTCTACAGGAGCAACTCCTTCCATGTCGGCAAGCACTATGCTTGATATTAGTGTTTCGTCAAAAATTAAAAATTCACACTCGTGTTCCCTTCTAAATCGTTCCTCACCTATCCTGGCCTTCTCTGCTTCCGCCCACGGTTCGTCCCTGTCAGGATGTTCTGACCAATGTGCTTTCATGGCATAGAAGCCGTTGGTTCCAGTAATTTTATCATTTCCGTACTCATCAAATCTTTTGTTCGCTTCTTTCCAAATCATAGCAAACTGATCTTCGTCGGAGTTGGGAGTGCTGGTTATCATGCATTTACCGCCTGTACTCAATGTTGGAGATAGTGATGTCCAAAATTCTTTTGCTTTCTCTGGTGGTTGAACGAATGCAAACTCATCGCAATATATTAAAGTAAGTGACATACCCCTACCTGTATTTTCAGTTGTAGTAGTCGCCATAATTTTTGAACCGTTGTCAAATTCTATGCTGTTTCTGTTGTATTGAGTGACACCTGCTTTGATCCAACTAGGTAGCATCTCATACGCATAACGCACCCTTGACATGATGTCAGAAGCACCTGCGTATTTGTGTGCCGCGATTAGTATCTGTGAATCTGGTCTGAACATGGCATACCATATAAGGTAACCTGACGCACATGTTGTTTTACCAGTTTGTCTTGGAAGCATCGCAATTGAAAATCTATGATCGTTGTAACTGTTTATCAGCCTTTCTTGATATGGAAAAGGATGGAAAGCCATAGATCCTTTGACCGGGTGTTGTATCTTCATGAATTCCTTCATAAAGAATAACGGTCCACTTGTTGGATTCATACACTTCTCAAGTTGTTCTACTTGCTCTTTGGTGTACTTGTGTTTCTTATGCGCCTTTTTAATTTGGTCGCTATCTAATGATACATACGCCATGGTGTAGTATTTAACGCTGTTTTTGTACTTGGAAAAGTATTACTTTGCTTCTTTTTCTTCTTTGTCTTTGACGGCTTTCTTCATTGGTTCTGTTTTGTTGCCATCTTTGTCCATATCTAAGAAATCAGGTTTTGGTGCTTCGTCCATTTTTGCTTTTTTATGATATGCTTCTTTGAAATTTTCATACTGTGTTCTAAGACTGTTTGCCAACTCTTCTTCTGTGACCTTGTCTTCTGCAGTCATTGGATTATCACCCGGTTCTGCTCTTGAGAAAGAACTTTTCTTTCTGTTCAATCCACCTGAGTGTTTGTTAACCAATGAATCAACATCTTGTACTTTTTCTTCAGGTTCGTTTGCAAAAGTTTCAGCCGCTTTTTCCTCTTCCGGAGCAGTCATCATGTCTCTCATCTTGGCCATTTGCATAGAGCCCATAGCATCGTCATGATCCATGTCTTGTTTAGGTTCCATGTCCTGCTCAGGTTGATTTATCATTGCCGCGTCAACTGGTTGCACACCTGCTAACTTTAGGATCTGCATCATCATGCCAGCCTCTTGTGGAGTGTCTGCCGAAATCTTAATATCTTCTTTTACAGTTTCTTTTTTCATCATTTTACCTTCTCCTGCAATACTGTCTTCATCGTCTTCTGAACCATTGATTGCATTGTAGAAACCTCTTAGGCTTTCGCCGTGTTTCTTTAAAAATTCTTCTCTTGAAAGTTTCTCTGCCTCGTCGTGTAGGTAGTCTTTCATTCCGCCTTCAGCAACTTGTTCTTTTGGATTTGTCTTCTCAACATTTTCCACTGCATCTTTCACCAATTCAGGTTTCGTTTCTGCTATTTCTTTTAATTTTTGTAATACATCGATCATTTCCATAACTTATTCCCCTTTTTTAGTGAAAGGACTAGGTGTTCCTACTTCCTCTTTGCTTTGGATTTCTTGTGTCTTGTTGTCTTTACCTTGTGTAATTTCGTATCTGTCTTCTTTATCTTTTAGTAATTCTTTAAGTAGACTCATGTTGTGTTTGTCGCCAAAATGCTCCTCACCTTTTACTGGATGCTCTTGGAATTTTGTTTCAATGTCTGCTACCTTGTTTGCGAATGCTGATTTCTTTGCTACTTCCATGTCGGCTTGGTATTCTTCAGTTGGCTCACCTGGCTTTCTCACAACCATGTGTGTTGCCGGAACTCTTAAAATGTCTGAAAGGTATTCATGCATTGTTCTCGGTGACTCAGGATAGTTTGTTGTCACGTCAAAGATTGTTACTTGCTCGTTGCTTAACATAGGAAAATCAAGCGGTAGTGTCATGATAGGTGTTTTCTTACCTGCTGACATGTTGGCAACTTCAAATTTTGCTAGTGCTGATTCTAACTTAGAAGCAAAATCTTTGTCTAAATCGCCAGCAACCTTAATTTTGTAGTCATATGACTTTACTGATTCTGTTAGGTAGTCTTTAAAAGTGCTCATATGGAATATTTAGTCTTTTTTTAATAGTTTCTTCATTAATTCGTTACGGTCAGATATGACAAATCCGTCACTTTCCTCCACTGGCCCACCGTCTTTATTGCCCTGATCTAACTTCTGCTTTTTAAGTTGTAATTCGATCATTTTGAGCTTTTTGTCTATCTTACCGCTTTTAGCATCTATGGCGTTACGTAGGAAGTTGCCAGCAACCTCGAATATACGTCCTGAATAACGTGAGTCAACATTCATGCCTAAATCCATTAGATTCTTGTAACTTTCTTCTGCTTCTATGGCCAATTTGTCTAGTTCAAGATCTGACAGTTCTCCAAGGCCTTTTACTTGTGGAAGAGCGGCCGCCACCTTGTCAAACTCTGCATAACTTTTTTGCAAATTCTTCTGTGTTTGAGGATCAAGATTTTTTGTTGACGGATTACCGTTTGCTGTTTCCCTAATTTTCTTATCTTTTTCTTTTTTATCTACCTCTTTGAATGCTTCTTTTACATTTGGTAAATTTAAGATATCTTCTAATTTTTTTGTCATTGTTCTATTTACTTACGTTTACCGTTGTGGAACAACTGTTCTTCTGACACCACTCTAAATCTTATTTTTCTTTGTTTGGCGTATGCGTTGGCGGCCTCCCACTTGGCCATATTGATAACGACCTGTTTCTTCTTTGCCAAACTTTTACCTGCGGCCTCCATTGAAGTTTGACTCATAGGTTTTACCTCAACCATTTCTGCATGTTTCCGGCCTTGTTTGTCTTGGTACACAATAAAGAAGTCAGGCACGTACACTGTGAATTTCCCTGTGAATGGATGTCTGTAAGGAATCCTTATAGACTCGCTAGCCCATTGATAAACATTTGGGTGTTCGTCACATAATCTCATGAAAGAGTGTTCCCAACTTGATCTGTAGGTGGGTGTTTTCGTACCTACATACTTCTCTTGATTTTTGGGAGAGAACTTGCCCCTAGCAAATCTCGGTAACATTAATCTATTATGTTTCTAGATACAGTCTCTTTAGTGGCCAGTGTCTTTCTCACACCCAACCTACTTGACTTGTATCTGTTGGCGTTTAAAATTATTGTCATCAGTTCAGATAAAAGTGCAGGTGTGGCATAGGTCAACTGATCTAGTATCTGTTGTGGTTTGATGTTGTCAATTTTGGCCTGTGAAAGAATTGCGTATGCTGTTGACTCTGCCGCAGTCCTAGAGAAATTACGTTTGACAAAGAACGCAATCGTACTGTCATACTCCCCCACGTTGAATTGATACTCTGTCTCGTAATTTGTAGTCGTAAGTTTGTTAACTGTGTTTTGCAGATCGTCACTGTCTTTTGGTGGTAGATTTGTGTAAAATTCAGCCATTATAATGTCGCTTTCTCTGTTGCTATCTCAACATCAAGTGATTGTCTTTCAATCTTTATGTATCCTTCTGTGACCAACTTCCTGATGTCTGTGATTGCTTTATTGGTGTAAACATTTTTGACGGTATCTGTTTGTGCCTCGTATTCCACATTAGATTCGGCCACCGATAAACCTTTACGTGTTCCAATGTCTTTGAAGTACAAGGTTGCCGCTATTTCTTCTTTGACATCTGTGTCATTTGTTACGAGATTGTATGACTCATCTGCTCCCAGATACGTTACGTTGTTGGGGTTTGGATTAGAAATTACTGTGTTGGTTGCTTGATTGTTATTGTCTGTCGTGCCAACTGCTGATGCAACCGCGGCCCCTGCCACTACCGCCGCACCCACACTAAATTGTGCAACTGGGTTGGTGATAGATCCTGCTTGTTTGCCAACTTCGAGTACGCCGTCTTTGGCTATGCCTTTTAATTCTTCTTTTACGTCTGACTTCTTGATCTTCTTTGCGTTGTTGTACGTGTTTGATGCAGATAGTATTGCACCTAGAATGTTTCCACTTTGCACATTCCTTATCACAGATCCTATGCCGTCAACAACACCTCCTGGGCCAAAAATGCTGTTGGTACCTCCTCCCAACACTGTAAGTGGGCTGGGTGAATTGTCATAGTTGATTGTGGCGAAGCCAGGCACATTGTTCTTGTTTACAATGCCTGATTTGTATATCACTGTCTCATACAGTATCTGCATGGTGTTGTTCAAGACACCTGCTCCGTCCGCCTGGTCTAGGTTGTCATGTGAGAATGAACCTATCACAGGATTTACAAGAGTCATTGATGTGAATCTCTGTTTATGTAGTACGAATATTTCTATTCCTTTCAAGTAAGGTTTTTGTCTTAATTTAGGAGTGTCCATTCCAAATTTGGTTGTTTTTCTTGCGTCACCAAATAGATAGTAATCATCCTTTGTGTTGGATATTGTTAGGTCGTTGTTCATGCCTACAGAATCTGCTATGTGGTACTCGTAGTATTTCTTCCAGAATGCGTTCACTGTGTCTGCATGATCATCGTGGAATGTGATGTTCACTGGCTCGTATGCAATCCTTGTGGCTGTGTACAACTTCTTGTTGTATTGTGTCTTCTCTTCGACGCTCATGTTGTACTTTGGTAGCTCACAGGCCTTGACCAACATGTTCAGTTGGTATCTCTCATGAGAGTTGAAACCTCCTTCGAACAAAGTCTCGTCTGTGTTAAACACCACATGGAACAGGAACTTCTGTTTTGGCATCAACTTGAAGTTGTTGTCTACGTACAATCTAGATGCGTGTTGGTAGTCTTTCATACCTGGTAATCCGTCTTGGAAACCTTTTAAGAAGTTGTTTATGCTTGGCATACTGTTATTTATAGTCACAAAAAAAGCGCCTATAAAGACGCTTTTTAAGTTTATAATTGCTTACTTAATTTTTGTATTACTGTCCACCACCAGTACTCAATGTACCGATCGTTCTAGATACCGCTGTTCCAATACCTGTTCCTGTTGGAGTTTGGATTGCGTTGTCGTATCTTACAGACATAGTGATTGTTGCCGGGTCTGATGTTGCGTATGCTAACGTGTTGTAGTTTACGTTCTCAACGTATGCACCATATAGTTCAAATGTTTCTAACACATTTGGTGCACTTGAACCATTACCACCGTCTAACATTTCAATTCTAGTTGTAAATTTGTAGTCAATACCTGACGCCGCTGAACTCTGTTCAAAGAAATCAAACTGTTTCTGAATCTGTTCGCCAACCAGTTTCGTAACTGAGTTGTTAACATCGTCTCTCAATGTTATTGTTATTGGATCCCAAGTGTGTTTACCTGCAACATAAACTTTTGAGTTGTACACATCTAGTGTAACGTTGTCAAAAGTCAAGTTAGGTCTTGTTATATCTATAACTTGTTTTGTAAGTTCTGATCTTGGTGTTGATACTCCAAAATTTTCCAGGATTGCTCTAAAACGATACTGTAGTTTTGGCATCAATAAACCTTGTGATGCTGAACTCTGATCGTTTGCTAGTGGTACTGTAAATTTTGATAAAGTTGATATTGCCATCTGTTTCTCCTATTTATTCAAAATTAGTTCCCTAACTTTGCAATTTCTCCTGTGTTTTTGATTCTCAATGGTATGTAAATGAATTCAACCGATTTAACTGGTTCAATTGCTATATCTACATACAGTTCGTTTCTGTCAATCCTTGTAGGTGTGTTGTTTGTGTCATCACATACTACTAAGAAGTCAAACAATGCTCTCTGACCAACAAGCTCTAACAAGAATGATTCAACTGCTTGTTTGATTTCGTTTCTTGTTAATTCATCGTTTGGTTCGAAAATAAACGGTTTAGCAACTGCATCTAATTGTGTTCTTAGATACACTGCCAATCTTGAAACGTTGATTCTGTCTAATGCCGAACTTGCTGATGTCTTAGTCAAGTTACCAAAGTTCACAATTCCTGCACCTGAGAAGAAAGTGATTGGGTTCACTTTAACCTCATGCATTGAATCTCTCACTGACTCCGTAACAGATATTGTTTCAAATTCTCCAGACGCTGTGTCAATGTAACCAACTGATGTGGCATTGTCAACTACACCTCTTCTAGTTCCTGATGGTGCGAACCATGGGAAAGCAACATTGTCATTGTTTGCTAGTGTTCTTAGCATCATGTGTGAAGATGGCACAACAATAGTTTTACCTGCGTTGTCCGTTGTTTGTCCATGTGGATAAAACAGACCCAAGTAATCACTTGAGCTGATTAAACCGTCTTCGCCGTTGTCTAATGCACCCGCGGTGTTATTAGCCCAGTTTTGTATGTTAGTCGAAGTTCCTTCTAATCTAAATGGAGTGTCTCCAACTACAAACGCTGTGCTATTTCTGTCTGTGTTTAAATTTAATAGGTTTGATATTGCTTCTGGATAACCAGGACAAGCAAGTACGTTGAAGCCTCTTTGGTCTTCTCTGATTGCTTGGTTAGTGTCTATCTCAGATTTAAGTTGTTCAACAACAACTTTTCTCTGTGCTTTTCTACCAAAAGAACCAGAGCCGTCTGCGTTGTTGCTTGACTTAGTCACCCATCTGTCCGGGAAGTAAGTAGACACAGACTCATTGCTTTGTCTGATGTTACCTAAACCTGATGATCCGCTTCCTGGATATTTCGTAACTGTGATGTAATCGTTTTTGTATTCCTTAACATTGTAACCACTTCTTCTTGTATTCCAAAGCATGATACCCTGTGGGAAGTTTGCTGGATCTGGAGCATCTGGATCTAAGAATCCATCGCTCAATAAGTCTTTGATTGAACTTGGTGATCCTGCACCGCCTGTTGACAATGAATCTGTCTTGTCAGCCGCTGTGTGATATCTAGCATCTGCAAACACAATACCATCTTCAGTAGTTTGGTCTGTTTTGTCAACAAGTTCGAACGCCGCACCTGTTGTAGTCACTGCTACTTGGTTCGATGTGTTTGTTGAAGTCAACGTTGCTGATGTGTTGTATCTATAAAGTTTTGGATAGTTTTCTAAATCACTTGTGTCAATCCACAAGTCATTGTTTACAAGTGCAGTACCGTCTGACTGTGTAGTCGGTGCTGTTGCACTAAACTGTGGTCCATTTGGATCTGTTGATGAGTATGCTGTTGCATATCCAACAAAAGTAGTTCCGTTGTGTGCCATAATGTCTGCTTCGTCGGTTGCAGTGTGGTACCATAAAGCGCCATCCGCCGGCTCTGCCGTTGGTGCACTTGTTGAAGCAGTGTAACTTAATCTCTTCCAGTTACTTGCCATGATACCTGTGTTAGCACTTGAGTCAATACTGTCACCTGTTGGTAGGTCATACAAGTTGTCAAGTAAAGTTGAACTGTTTGCTGTGAATGTTCCGTAACTGTGAGCCGTCGTTGCACTGAAACCTGCATCTGCTAATGGTGTTCCCAGTGTGTCAAACATTCTGAACTCACCGCCCAGTTTGTGTGTCATAGTGATTGCACCTGTAGTCAATTTACTTGCAGAAACGTTTGTTAAACCTGCACCGTTTACTGCCGCAATAAAGTCATCAGCACCAGTACCTGCTAATGTTACTGTGACTGCACTGTTTAATGCTTCTTGGTTCTTGACAGATTCTTGTATTGTAAAAGTCTCGTCACTTACAAAAGTAGGTGAAGTTGTGTTACTAGTAATTGTAGTAGTACCACCTTCGTATCTGAAGAATTGGAAATCGCCAACGTTTGGAGTTGTATCTGCTGTATCTGCCGCAGTCATTGATTCCTCAGTTACGTTGAATTGTGCGTAAAGGTCACCAACGCTTAAACCAGTACCACCGTTTGCTGGATCAAGTTTGAAAATTGCTTGATGGTGGTTGGCATGTAATGGTGAACTTACTGTTGAGAAAGCCGCACTTGATGAGCTGTAAAGTTTTGCAATAAGGTTAGCACCTGAGTTTGCACTTGTAGTTTTGAACCACACCGAACCGTTGGGTCTGTCTTCACTTGCTGTAGCGTTATCCCAAGTTGGTCTTGAAGTGTGTGCCGCTTGTAGGAATTTAGGACCATTAAAAGTTCCTGCTGTGATTCCTAATTCAGCCAGTACACCGTTTCCTTCTTCAAATCTAATTGTGTTTGCACCTGCTGTTGAGTCACCTAGTGCTTTACCATTGTGGAATATTTCTAGGGCACTTGTTGTTGCATTAAGACTTGCAGTCACGTTAGTAACGTTAGATCCAATTGCTGTAACAACATCTGATAATGCTGTTCCGCCTGGAGTAATTGTTACACCGTTCATTACGAAACTGTTTCCACTTGTTACTGTAGTTCCTGAAGCAACAGTGATGATCGGCAATGCCGCATGCCAATCCGTTGAACCAACATGGTTCCAGGCATTACTTGCGTTCTTCTTGTAGATCTTGTTTGTAACGTGTGTCGTGTTAATTGCGTAATCTCCAATTACACCAATTGAAGTTTTTGGTGCACCAGTAGAAACACCGCCAACTAAATCACTAGTTGATGTAATAAGTGTAGGAGTAATTGTTGTGAATGATTGATTAGTTTGTGACCACTCAAATAATCCATAACTGCTTGATGCAAGGTCAAACCAATATGTTCCATCTGCCGGGTCCGCTGTAGGTGCCGTGGCACTTCCAACTAATTCTGATGTGTTAACATTCGCTCTTAAGATAAATGCTCTGTTGGCAACTCCTAAGAAAGAGTAAGCCGCTTGTAAGCCATACTCGTTCAGCTCATAACCGTTTAGGCTATTTCCTGAAGCGTCTGTGTAGAATTTTGGATCTCCAAAAGTCTCTGTTAATTCTCTTTGTGAAGAAATCAAGTATGCAGTGTTGGCGTTTGCAGATTGTGTTCCTGCCGCTGTGGCGTCGCCTGCCCCTGTTTTCTTATCTTGTGCTGATGCTACTATGAATAGTGGTGTTGTACCCGCATCTGATGGTACATAAAAGCTCTCGTTTATTACTGAAACTTCTACTCCTGGTGATGTTAAAGCCATTTTTCGTATTCTCCTTGCAAGTTACGTATATACTAGAGTTATTTATTAGATCATACGGTTTTGTTGACATAATTTACCATTTTCGTGGTGCCTATATAGGGAACGTAAATAAGTGTATGAGATACGTAGACAGACCTTTATGTAATACCTGTAAGTCCAAACCAAGAGCCTATGCCTATAAACGTTATGGAAAGGTTTATTGGAGGAGCCAGTGTGATACTTGCATACGGCAAAAAGCAGGACAAAAAGTTGGAGGTGTGACTGCACTCCAAAGATCAGGATACAAAAAGCATAAGAAATGTGAACTCTGTGGTTTCAAAGCACATGACAAAGCACAACTGGATGTGTTATTTGTTGACGGTAACTTAAGGAATACTGCGGATAATAATCTAAAAACTGTTTGCGCCAATTGCCAAAGGTTGAGAAGTACCCACAGATTGGGATGGCGTGTTGGTGATCTTGTTGCTGACGATTAAGTCGTCGATTTTAGCATACAAATCATCTTTCCCACTATTATTTTCTATAGTGAAATCAAATTCTTGTTTGGCCCAAGCATATTCGGACGAATGTATGCCCTGTGGCTCTATGTTACCTTCAACATAATTTACAAACCATTCTGGATCTTGTCCTCTTTTTACCCGAATAATTTTGCCACCATGTGCTCTAATTTGTGTTACTTCATTTGGGAATCTTACATCAGCAATTACGGTTTTTTGTCCTTTGTATCTGCCCATGCAACTGTCTACCCAAATGGAGTCATACATTTGACCACGCATTACTTCTGTGCCAAAGTATTGTAACACCCATCTTGGAGTAACTGGCTTATTAAATTTTTCACTCCAAAATTTATCTGGTTGTTCGCGCCAATGTCTGCTTGAGTCTGTGTCACCTTCCAGCATATCTCTGTCCCAGTTGAACATGGCCGCAACTGCATCTTTCAAACTTTTAGCAAAACTATCTTTTTTATAACCGTGTTCATGGACAAGCCTGTCGGAGACAGTACCTTTTCCAGAACTTATTAAACCTACTAAACCTATCAGCATAAGGTTTATTATACTATTTTTTTAAACGTTTTTCAATCTCTTTTATTGCCGCTTTGACAGATTTAAGTATGGTAATTCTAAGGCTTTTCTTTTTTTGCTTTAATGCCCGGATACTCATTATTTCAAGTTCTTGCACGAGTTGTTCAAGCTCTTCTAGAGTGAGGTCAGAATAATTTTTATAATTGGAACGTTTCATGACAAGATATTTAAATGGAATTTTGTATTAATTAACCAATAACAAAACTGTGTGGAGTTCCACCTTCTTGAAAGTTTCCTATGTCTGATTCTAGTCTTTCAATTTCTGCTTGTCCTTCGGCCTTCAATGCATCACCGTTGAGTGTTGTTCCGCCTTGTGGACCTGCTATGGTATTGAACTTGCCTCTTGCCTCGCCTAGCATGATCTTTGACACAGCAAGTGTGTAGTCTCTGATCCATGGTTTGGAGTAGATGTCCTTGAACAGTGTAATATCAGGTCTGAAATTATCTGTGTGCATAAGCACTGTCTCGTCATCTGCTCTAGGCCTTTGTGTGATAGTTAATTTTTTAGTTGCAACGTCAAAATGAAACTGTATGAAACTTCCAAACATTTTTCCTATCATTTCTTGATAGGAAGCAAATGCATAATAGGTGGCCAATCCACCAGTCGCACCAGCTCTTAAAAGGTAAGTGTTTGTGTACGCTAAGTTAAAAGGTTCGAACAAAGTACCACCTTCTCCGCCTTCTGTCCTTGAGCCGACAGTCCTTCGATTTAAATTTCTCACGTTGATAATCTCATCAGGAAGGATATATGAGTTCTGATCTTTCTTCAATTCGAGGAACGCATATGATTCTTCAACAGCGTTTGAGGATCTCTGTCTAAATTTGTTGACCGCTCTTTCCAGCGCCGTTTGATAGTGTTTTGGGTCTAATTCTACGTCGATCATCCCGTCACCGAGACTGTTCTTCACGTAATCAAATATTTCCTGTTGTCCTGTTTGTAGTTCTGACATACTCATATTTATAGCCTTTGCCTTAGCAATAAATATGTATGACATGCCAAGATTATCCATTTTTAAGCCTGAAAAGGGCAACGACTACAAATTCTTTGATCGCAACATCAAAGAGATGTTTCAAGTCGGCGGCACTGACCTGCACTTCCACAAGTACCTAGGTCCATACGATCAAGGCGACACAAACAAGGATGGTGCGGCATCTCCCACACAGCCTCAGTATTCAGGTGATAGCCTTAATGAGAGAACCATACAGGATCTATTGTTCCTAGAAAACAGAGATAGGAAATACGCCAGCGACATATACACCGTAAGGGGAATTTACAATGTTCAAGATGCAGATTTCAACCTATCGCAGTTTGGCATGTTCCTACAGAATGACACACTATTTCTAACAGTGCATCTAAACGACATTGTAGAAAGAATTGGTAGGAAACCAATGAGTGGTGATGTGATAGAATTTCCACACATGAAAGAAGATTATTCTCTAGATGAAAGTATACCGATAGCACTTAAAAGATACTACGTTGTAGAAGATGTCAATAGGGCCGCAGAAGGATTCTCAGCAACTTGGTGGCCACACTTGTTAAGATTAAAAATGAAAACATTAGTTGACGCACAAGAATTTAGGGATATAATAGGCGATGCTACAACAGAAAATTCAGTGGCAAGTTACATGTCAACGTTCAACAGAGAGAAAACTATCAATGATCAAGTGGTTGCACAGGCAGAGTCAGACGCTCCTAAGTCTGGATTTAATTATAAGCAATATTACGTTGCGCCTATAGACGAACGAGGAAATATTAGAACAGAAAATGTAAACACAGAGGATCAAAGAGCAAGTAGCGATAACTCAGTCAATGCAGTCATAGACACACCAGCAGGTTCGCACTATGGATTCTATCTAGATGGTGACGGAGTTGCACCGAACGGAAATCCAGCAGGGTTTGGAATATCATTTCCAACATCCGGTATTGATAAAGGAGATTATTTCTTAAGGACAGATTTTTTACCAAACAGATTGTTTAGATACGATGGAAACAGGTGGGTGAAAATTGAAGATTCTGTTAGAATTACTACAACAAACAATGATTCTAGATCAAACTACAAGACATCTTTTGTCAATAATAGTAGCGAAGACACTATCAATGGGTTAACTACAAAACAAAGACAATCACTAACAGAAGCTCTTAAACCAAAGGCTGACAATTAATGCTACACTTTTACGAAGGACAGGTTAGAAAGTTTCTCACTCAATTTATTAGGATCTTGAGTAATTTTTCTGTGGAAACTGGTAGAGGCAAAGATGACTCTATAAGTTTAAGGGCAGTGCCTGTTGTGTACGGAGACCCAACACGTCAGGTTGCAAACATCATAAGGAACAACAGTGAAAATGCATTAAACTATGCTCCTAAAATAGCATGTTACGTCAGGGAATTAAATTATGATAGGGAAAGAATGCAGAATCCTTACCACATTGAAAAACAGCACTTGAGAGAAAGAGATGTTGACAGTGACGGCAACTACACCAACCAGTTGGGTGCTGGATACACAGTGGAGAAAGTTATGCCTTCACCGTTCAGGTTAGAAGTTACAGCAGACATTTTTTCATCAAACACAGATCAAAAATTACAGATCATGGAACAAATATTGTACTTGTTCAATCCAGATTTCGAGATACAAAAGTCTGACAACTACATTGACTGGACAAGTTTAAGTTATGTAGAACTGACAGGTGTTACTTTCAGTTCGAGAACTATACCGGTTGGTGCAGAATCAGAAATAGATGTTGCATCTATGACATTTTCTATGCCCATATGGTTATCTCCACCTGTCAAAGTAAAGAAACTAGGTGTAGTACAGAAAATTATTATGAGCATTTATGATGACGACGGTGGCATAGCAAAAGGATTAATTGACGGTGAACTTGCATCAAGAAGTTTTATTACTCCAAACAATTTTGGATTGCTTGTTACAGGAAATCGATTAAGATTGCTAGGATCAACAGGAACAAATGTCAAATCAGGAGGTGACGGTTTCCAAACAGGTGCAAACGAACCAAACAACTTTGATCCTTTCGAAACATTTGGACCGCCAGTGAATTGGAGGGTCCTGTTAGATCAATATGGAAAAGTAACAAACGGCACTTCTCAGATAAGATTAACACAGCCAAATGGAAATGAAATTATTGGAACAATCGCAACAACAACACTAGACGACACAATACTGCTGTACACTATAGATGACGACACTATTCCTAGTAATTCTTTGACAGCAGTCAAGAAGATTATTAATCCTGCAACCTTTGATCCAGGAACGCCTGCAAACGGTGACAGATATCTTGTTATCAACGACGTGGGGGATAGCACAGCAACCTACCAAAGTTCGACGTGGGGTGCTTTAGTGGCCAGTGTTGGTGATATCATTGAATACAATAGTTCAACATCTAAATGGAACATAGCCTTTGATGCTTCTAATCCTGACAGTACACAACATTATGTTACCAACCAAAATACTGGAATACAATACAGATTCAATGGTACAGAGTGGGTAAAATCATATGAAGGTGTTTACACACAAGGAAATTGGACCATTGTGCTAGATGGTGGTTTTGTGGCAAATGATGATGCTTCAGGCCAGGACGCAACAACTCCTTGATAAGTTTCCAATAAATTAGTATAATAAGTTATGAATACAAATATCATTTGTTCTGGTGCATTGTTCTATTCAACATCTACGAAAAAATTTTTATTTTTACAAAGGACAGATAAAAAGACCCAAGGCATGTGGGGTTTGGTTGGCGGGAAATCTAAGTTCAGCGAGAGTGCCTTTGATGGGTTGAAGCGGGAAATTGAGGAAGAAGTCGGTGACACGCCAAAATTTAAAAAAGTTATTCCATTAGAAATGTTCACATCAAATGATGAAAAGTTTTTCTTCCACACTTATCTTATTGCAATTGAAAATGAATTTTTGCCAAAGTTAAACATGGAGCACTCAGGCTACTGCTGGACTTCTTTTGAATGTTGGCCCAAGAATTTACATATGGGTCTAAGAAATACGCTGAACAATAAAAGTATTAAAGGAAAGTTACAAACTATACTAGATTTGATAACTTAATTAGCCAGCACTTATTTTTACAGTACCGTTGTCGTTCCAGAGTTGACCTGCATTACTAGGGTCGCTTGTTGGCAAGTCGGTTGCCATTACTTTACCGGAATTGTTTATCATTAGTGTTCCGTTGTCATCCGGTAGATCAATGTTTCTTTTAGTTGTTGATTTACCTGACAAGAAAGTTTTTTTGCCATCTTCTGTTTGTAGACACAATGGAACATCACGGTGAGCGTAGATGGCATTGTTGGCTATGGTTAACAAGGCTTTGTGTTGTCCGTCTTTCCTACCAATGATCTCAATCCTGCTTTGGTCCAGGCCCTTCTTGTTGTCCTTGATGCTACCTCTTATAGAGCCTATTCTTATATCTTCACCGGCATCGTTTTGACCTTTGAACTCTAACCAAGTATCTGCTTGGATTTGGATATTACCGCTTACTTTTATACTCATGTAAGTATTTATAGTGGAGACAAAAAAAAAGGCCCTGCATTTCTACAAGGCCTTTGATTCTACTAAAAAGTATTAATATTTATTAGTGGCTAACTCTTACTGCCGCTAATACTGATCCTTGACCAGCAGTATTTTTTGAAGTTAGTGCTCTACCAATAACGTTGAATGCTGTGCATTCTGATTTCAAGGCCGCTTTAGCATAACCTGGGACCGATGCAGAAATAAGTCTGTCACCTTTGTTGACTGTACCTATAACTTTTACGTCAACTCTTCCTGTCATTGCTACGTACGGGTGAGTATCACTGGGACCTGCGGCGTCGTTCATTTTAAAAGCCGCTTGGTCTAAACTGGATATGACACCAAACACTTCGTCTGATCCTTCCTCAGTTACCTTGCTGATTTCTTGTACTCCGCCTAGTGCTACAACTGTTCCTGGTGCTAATACTTCGTCTGATGCAAATCTTTCAGCGACGTCAGAATACTGGGCCGCTGTTGCTGTACCCTCTAAATTCGCTAAAAGCGTTCCTACTGAGACTGTTATACCACCCGACTTGTCAGATGCTGTTTGAGTTGTTAAACCCATTGCGAATTTGTCTGCTGACTCATCAAAAATGATGGCCGCGTTGTTACCAGTTGAACCTCTCTCCATGATGATACCA